ATTTCTTAAAAGAAACAACTATAAAGGATCCAATGGAAAGAAGAGGTGTAGATCAAAACCTATGGATTTGGGAAGCAGCTGATTATTCTAGAGAATATATGGTTACAGCTGACGTAGCTAGAGGTGATGGTAAAGACTTTTCTGCGTGTCATGTTATAGATATAGCTACAAATACACAAGTTGCTGAGTATAAAGGACAAATGCCACCTAAAGAATTTGGTTATTTTTTAACTGGGTTAGCTACAGAATTTAACAACGCTATGTTAGTAGTTGAAAATGCTAATATTGGTTGGGCTACTTTAGATGCAGTTAGAGAAAGAGGATATAGAAATTTATATCAGTCTCCAAAATCAGATGCATTAACCGCAGAGTCTTTTTTAAGAGTATATGAAGGCAATTCAGAGATGGTACCTGGTTTTACAATGTCAATGAAAACTAGACCACTTTGTATTAATAAATTTAGAGAATTTGTTGGTGATAAATCAGTAACTATACGTTCAAAGCGTTTACTTGAAGAAATGAAAGTATTTGTTTGGAAAAACGGAAGACCAGAAGCCCAAACAGGCTACAACGATGACTTGGTTATGTCATTTGGAATTGGTATGTTCCTACGTGATACATCATTAAAATTTCAACAACAAAGTTTAGATATGGCAAGAGCAGCATTAGGAGGAATTAAAAGTAATAGAGCTAGTCAAACAGGGGCATACACGGGTTTAGGAAGAGAAATTGCAAATCCATATAAAGTAGAAATAGATGGAAAGCCCCATGACATAAAATGGTTATTAGGGTAATAAATATTATATTTATAAATAAATAAAACATGGCAGATACAGGTTTATTTTCAAGATTAAGAAGATTATTTTCTACAGACGTAATTATTCGTAATGTAGGGGGTGCTCAATTAAAAGTTTTTGATGTTAATAAAATACAACAATCAGGGGAGATTGAAACAAATACATTAGTAGATAGATTTAATAGAATTTATTCTAATTCATCAACATCTTTATGGGGCCAACAATCCCATTTCAATTATCAATACTTAAGACCTCAACTATATTCAGAGTATGATGCAATGGATACAGATGCAATTGTAGCATCAGCATTAGATATTATAGCTGATGAATCTACTCTTAAAAATGATATGGGAGAAGTATTACAAATTAAATCTCCAGATGAAGATATACAAAAAATACTTTATAATTTATTTTATGATGTATTAAATATAGAATTTAATCTTTGGCCTTGGGTTAGAAATTTAGCTAAATATGGTGATTTTTTCCTTAAATTAGAAATAGCAGAAAAATATGGTGTTTATAATGTAATACCTTATACTGCGTTTCATATTGAAAGAATGGAAGGTTTAGATCAAGAAAACCCAACTGAAGTAAAATTTAGATTTTCTCCAGATGGTGTTTCTGCTTCTGATTATGGTTATTATAATGTACCAAATACTGGAACATTTGAAAATGCAATTATATTTGATAATTATGAAATGGCTCATTTTCGTTTATTAACAAATATGAATTTCTTACCTTATGGTAGATCATATATTGAACCAGCTAGAAAATTATTTAAGCAATATGTGTTAATGGAAGATGCTATGTTAATTCATAGAATTGTTCGTGCCCCAGAAAAACGTATTTTTTATATGAATGTTGGAGCAATACCTCCGAATGAAGTAGATGCGTTTATGGAAAAAACATTAAGTAAACTTAAACGTACTCCTCACGTAGATGAAAAAACAGGTGAGTACAATTTAAGATACAACATGCAAAACCTACTTGAAGATTATTATATACCAGTTAGAGGTAATGATGCAAGTACTAAAATCGAAAGTGCTAATGGATTACAGTGGGATGGTATTGCTGATGTTGAGTATTTAAGAGATAAATTATTTGCTGCTCTTAAAGTGCCTAAAGCTTTCATGGGTTATGATGAAAACACAGATGGTAAAGCTACATTAGCAGCACAAGACATCAGATTTGCTCGTACAATTGAAAGAATTCAAAGAATTGTAGTTTCGGAATTATATAAAATAGCATTAGTTCATTTATATACTCAAGGTTATAAAGATGAACAATTAGCTAATTTTGAATTATCATTAACTACTCCATCTATTATTTACGATCAAGAAAGAGTAGCATTAATGAAAGAAAAAATGGATTTAGCTGCTCAAATGGTTGAAACTAATTTATTCCCATCTGACTTTATTTATGATCATTTATTCCATTTAAGTGAAGATCAATATGATGACTTTAGGGATTTGATTAGAGAAGATGCTAAACGTGAGTTTAGAATTAAACAAATTGAAGCAGAAGGTAATGATCCAGTTGAAACTGGTCAATCATATGGTACACCCCATGATTTAGCTTCTTTATATGGTAAAGGAAGAATGTATACCAATCCAGGTGGCAAACCAGAACCAAATGATAAAAACCAGTATATAGAAGACAGAAAAACAGTATTAGGAAGACCTAAAGAAAAAGCATCTAAGCGAAACACTCAAGATGATAATTTTGGTAAAGATAGGTTAGGTGTTAAAGGTATGAAAAGAGATTATAATGATCCTAAAAAAAGTTCATTATCTTTAGAAAGTAATTCTAATTACCAAAAACATCAATCAATGTTAGAATCAATTCCTAAAAAAAAGAAATTAGTATTTGAGCAAAATAGCGCAGAAAGTTCGCTTCTTGATGAGTCAAATATTAAGGAACAATAATTTTAGTATATTTATAAAAAAATAAGTATTGATGTATATAAAACATTCAAAATTCAGGAATACAGGTATTCTTTTTGAGGTAGTGGTGAGAAAAATCACTTCTGAGACCCTGTCAGGTAAAGATTCCCCCGCAATTAAAATATTAAAAAAACATTTTGTAAATACCGAATTAGGTAAAGAATATAAACTTTACGAAACTATATTTAAATCTAAAAATTTAAATGATAATAAAGCAAATACTATTTTAACTACAGTATTAGAACAATCTAAAAAACTTAATAGGAGTAGAATTAGAAAAGAAAAATATAATTTAATAAGTGAATTAAAGTTACATTATAATGTAGAAGATTTATTTAAAACTAAAATGGTTGATTATAAAGCACAAGCATCTTTTTATACATTAATAGAAACCTATAATACTGATAAAATGATTAATCCTAATCAGATTATAGATAATAAAGTAACACTTTTAGAGTATTTAACATCTAAAGAAGTAGTTAGAGATAATGTTAAAAACAGTATAATTCAAGAATTTAAATCTCAAGATAAAGACATTCGTACATTAACATATCATGTAATGTTAGAAAAATTTAATGATAAGTATAATGATCTAAATGATAAACAAAAGTCGATATTAAAAGAATTTATTGAATCTGTAGATAATACTTCTAGATTAAAAGAATTTTATAATAATGAAGTTAATTTGATTAAAGAATCAATTAAATCTTCAATATCTAAAGTTAAAAGTGAAGTTGTTAAAATTAAATTAAATGAAGTTTCTTCTTTAATTAAAGAATTAGATAAGAAAACAAATATTAAAAGTGATCATTTAGTTGATTTGTTACAATACCATTCATTATTAGAAGAATTAAATACAGCTCATGGATAGAACTAAAATAATTAATAAAGTAATTAAAGAAATCCTATCAGAAGCTCCTGGAGATGATTTACCTAAAGTTGATAAAAGTGGTAAATCAAAAGTAGGAGATGTTAAAATTAGTAATGGTATAAAATCAACTATTACTAATATAGATAAAGAAACAGGAGCAATTAAGTGGGATATAGCTTATTTACCTAATTTTGATAAATTATTTGATGATGTAACTGATTTAGTAGGCACAGCAAAAGGTGTTTATACTAAAGCAAAAGGAGATGATGTATTAAGGGTAATATATGATGAAGCTCGTGTATTAAGAAATAAAATTCGTACACATATTAGAAATGAATATCCTGAAGAATATAGAAGGATAACAATGAATGAAGGTGAATTAGAAGAAATGTCTACAACAGGTGGTGGAGCTGGATCAGCTACATTTACACCAGGTACAGGAATGCAGTATGCAACACCTTATGCATTTAAAAGAGTTAAAAAGAAAAAAGAAGAAGTTAAAGAAAATTTAAAAGATTATATAAAAATATCTGAACCAAGTTTTAGGAAAGATAAAAATAATCCTAATTTCTTATCTGGGTATATAAAGTATGATACTGGAGGTGGTTCATCTATGGCATTAGGTAAAGAAACAATGTCAGGTCAAATCAGAAGATTAAGTTCAGCTGAAGCTGTAAGACAAATGGATAATATAGCTAAAAAGCTTAACGATAGTT